AGGTTGTCTGAGGGGTACCAAGATAGATGATCCTGGAAGTTGGCTTAGGAATGAGGACTGATTCAGCTTCAGTTACAAGCTGGAGCAGCTTCTCTCTCTGCATGTCTGTGGCAGAGTTGTTGGGTACTTCGACGTCGTCGTAGAGGATGATGTCCGCTCGACTACCCGTAAAGTTGCCGGTGATACCGACTGACTTGACTGAAGGAGACTGAGTAGGAACACAGCCGCCAATGTCAAAGTTGACACGAGACCAGCGGAACTGATCGCCTTTAGGCCGCATATGCGCGAGCCAGTCAATCTGCATAATGAGCTTTTGCAGAAAGATTGAGTTGGAGTCTGCACGATCTTTAGATGCGGACAGACAAATAATCTTCTTGTCGGGATCTCTGAAGAGCTCCCATAGTACATAGGCTGCGGTAACATAGGATTTTCCTATACCTCTAAATGCTTGGATCTGTAGTCGCTTTGGACCATGTTGTAGATATTCCGCTATGCAATTCTGAGCACGTGTTGGTGCAGGGAGACCTAGCTCATGCCATACGGCACGAAGGAAGATCTTAAAGTCCCCCTTTAAAGCCTCTTCTAGGCGGCTTGAATTAGCCCCTGTAAGGCGGCTTGTTTTAGTGTTAGGCATAATCTAGCGTGAGTGGGGTTAGAGGGGCCTTGTAGGGCGTGCTAGCGCCCGCTGAGCCCCTCCTATGGAGGCCTATGAGGCGAGATTAGGCGTACCGGTACCATACGCAGCTTGGTTAATGGTTGTTGTATCCATATTCATAGCCTTCTCACCGTAGGCATCACCGCCTTCAGCAGCTTTGACCTGGGCAGCTCCGCCATAGACACCAGCAGCATCAGAGACTGCTTCTCTGGTACCAGCATCGGCGTAAGCCTTGTTGTTGATGTCAGCTACGTTCTTTGTAGTGATCTCAAAGGCCTTTGTACCGTAAGAGTTGGCCTTGTCCACAAATAGCTTGCCCATTTGAGACCCAATTGATCCCAGACGTTCATACTGAGCATCCAGTGCTTCACTGAAGCTGCTGTTCTGCTTGTAGATATCTGAGGGGTTAAACGTGCTTAAAGCGGATGGCATTTTGAATGTATTGCCATTATTACTCGTCTGAACAATACTACGCTTGTCGTTGATACCGAAAGCACCAGCAAAATTGGAAATACCAGTCTTCTCAAGGTACTTCCAACCCTTCTTGTTAAGCTTCTTATTACCACCACCCTGTTGGAAGTCATAGATAGCTCCAAGGGCCTTGGCTGCTCGCTTATCAAGCTTCTTCATTAGCTTAGCGTTCTTGGCTGGATCCTTGTCGAACACAGTGCCAATGGAGGCGTTATCACCAAATTTCTTACCCAGCTTCTGTAACCATTTACCATTAAAGATGGGAGACAGTACGTTAGCTGGTTGAGGCTTTGGGGTTTGAGGCCCCGTTTTAGGCGCATTGAGGAACCGCTGATAGATTGAATCACCGGAGGTTATACGGCGGTCCAAATGTGGCTCAGATGGCCGGAAATAGTTGTTTGTGAAGTGTGTGGCTGCCTCGGCCACAGAAGAGAACTTAGGCAGGTTCTCGAGGCTCCTAGACCAGCCTATGAGGCTCTCACCAGTTGGGGGGTCATGCTTACCCATGTACTCTTCAACAAAGTACCGTAACTGGAACTGAGCACTGTTTGGATCAATGCCCTGGCTGATAGCCTGCTGCCTAGCCCTGTCATATGGTCCACGGCGGACATCGGTGTACTGGGAGATACCACGTCCTTTATTGTTGTTGCCTCTCTCAACTACATCTAGGTTGGATAGATCATCACTACCTGTTTCAACCATCCAAGAGCCAATGAGACCAGCAGCAGCATAGGGGGACATCCGCTTTATTTTGCCACCAGAGAGCTTCTCGATTTCATCTCCTGTGAGCGCGTTGTAGAAGTAACTAATGTTGTCGGACATAGTATAAAAGAAATTAGGTTACTGAAGCACTCCGTTCAGAGTAATCGTCCAGCCACGGGACTTAAGGTTGGATACAGCAGTTGCTACGCTAGGTGTTCCCGAACCTGCATTGTAATCAATGGTGATGTCTACATCAGAAGAAGGTGCAGATTGGCCAGAGGTGTCAATGCTGTTGAGGATGTTCTCGACGGATGTGGCGGTGAGGGAGGAGCAGCCGGCCCAAGCAAGATCAAAGCAACTATTGGCTGGTGTGCCAGTCCAGGAGTCAAAGAAGTTGGCTGGGAAGTCTGTAAGGCTTGTGCAGTTGTACCAAGCAGCGTAAAAGCTAGTACCGCTTGAAGTGTCGATCAAGGGGAAGCTGGTTAGGCCTGAGCAGTTCTGCCAAGCAGCGTAGAAGTTAGTCCCGCTTGAAGTGTCGATCAAGGGGAAACTAGTAAAGCCTGAGCAGTCTCGCCAAGCAGCGTAGAAGTTAGTCCCGGTTGAAGTGTCAATTAAGGGGAAGCTAGTTAGTCCAGAGCAGGCACGCCAAGCACCACTAAAGTCAGTCACACCAGTAAAAACGCCAAAAGCAGCGTTAAAGTCGGTCATGTTGGCTGCACCCCTCCAAGCATTTGCGAGGCTAGTACCAAAGTCAATGTCAGTGGTATCGATCCTAGTTATCTGGTCTTCATCCCCGCTGTTGTTAAAATACGGACGATACACTACAGCTGATGTGACTTTGATGATGTAATCACCAGCTGCGTAAGTATGCGACAGGTTGTTTGACGTACTAGTCTCTGAGGACCCATCCCCCCAGTCCACCTCGTAACTTACAGAACCTGTTGATCTTAAAGTGAACGCGCCACCAGGGCTTGTGATGTTGTAGCAGAGTTCGCAGATGACAGGACCATAAGCATTGAAGATCCTACCTAGACCTGCCCTGTAACTGAATCTATTGTCAAATGTCCATGTTCCTAGTGATGTTCTTTGAGCGAGCCTTTCATCAAGTGTACTCATTTATTTAAGGGGTTTATAGGAAGGGGACCGAAGCCCCCAATGAGATCAGACCTGGACAGAGGTTGCGTAACCAGTGCTGTCCACAGTGGTAACGCGGTTGCGCTGAACCACACCGTTCAGGATGTCCAGGACATCGCGCACAGTGCTTGAAGTGGTGATAGCAGCCAGGGCTGTATCAGCTGTAGTATCAATTGTGTAGCCGTCGTAGGGACCGGCCAGAAAAGCTTCGCGGGTGTTGGAGATTGCCATTATGCTAACTGTAGGTTTAAGAATGCTTCGACCTGCATGGATCCCTTTGCTTGGTTGCAGGAGCGACATGCGGTCGCGCAGTTCTCAGCGTTTGTTGGACCACCCTTCGATCTAGGGCGGACATGATCAATAGTCAGGTTGCGGTCACAGCCGCAGTAGACACACCGGTGTCCATCTCTTTCGAATATCGCATTTCGCCACATCCTCTTAGCATCGCTGCTTTTGAGGACAATCATGTTGTAGAGATAGTCACCGGGGGTTTGCATGATGATTACTTCTTAGTAGTTTTGCCATTAGCACCTTGCCGTCCGCGATTCTTCTTTGGTGATTCGGCTACGATCCTGCCATTCTTCTTGTGAGACATGTCAGGACCGCCCTTACCATAGATTCCACGTTTGCGGCGCTCTTTGTTGAGCTCGGCACGGTATTTGCGGTTCTTAGCTGATTTGTTACGCTTGCGCTGGGCAGCGTTCTTTTTAGCTCGCGCTTTGGGATTTGAGGCGTAATACCTGGCGGATTTACCAGGATTCTTTGATTTACGTGGAGCCATAGTGACCTACATCTTCTAGATAATCTGCAAGTGCTCTCAAGCGAGAGGGGCTATCACCCATACGTCCTGCAGAGACGTTACAACTGGAACATAGGATTCCACGGACATCTCCGGTAGAATGATTATGGTCTACCACTAGTGATTTAATAGACCCACATACAACACAGCAGCAATCTTGGGAAGCTAATATAGTGTTGAATTGATCGAGGTCAATACCATACTTCCTTTTAAGATCGTAGTTCTTCTGAATTTTCCATTGATCTGGATTGTTCCGCTGTCTCTCCCTCGACCTAGTTGTGGCACAAGGTTTGCAGAACTTATGCCTTGAGTAGAATTCAGACAAGTCCTTTTCTACACCACAAATGCTGCAGGTCTTCACTATTGAATCTCCTCCGCAACTTCATCAAAGGAAAGCTCTGGGATCAGACCAACAAGTCCAGCAAGTGGGCTGTTCTCCACAGGGACTCCAGTGATGTCATTAGCTTTCAACCAATCCACTGCAGCCCGGAGATCTGCGGTAGATGCTTGGCCCGATTGGATTCGTTCGATGAACTCTGCCGTAACCAGTCCATGGAGGAACTCAAATTGGTCCTCTGTCCCCATTTTTGTAGCCATGTTCAGTCATCCAGTGCTTTGAGGTCATTCAGCAGCTCTTCCACTCGATCGCGGATAGCCACTACTTTGTCGTCTTCTTTACGATGAGGACGTTGTGTATCGATCAGGTTCTTTACGAGCTGAGCGACGCTATTCTCCTTAAGCTTGGAAACTCCAATTACTTCGGAGACAATGAATGCTGCCAGGAAGCCCAGGGCCTCGTAGGTCAGCTTGACACCAAGTATTTCAATCATTGTAGTGACATTTGAGTTGGGTTATT